ATAACGCCGATTGACGATGCGGCATCAAAGGACATTAAGCGAAAGCGTCAGGAACGCAGCGAAGCGGCCCGGATTGTCATTCCTGAATGCAAGAACCCTATCCGCCGCGAGCGGGCGTTGGCCGAGCCAGAATTATTCCTGCGAACCTACTTTGCGGAAAAGTATTCGCTGCGGTTTGGAAAGGAGCACAAGTGCATTATCCAATCGGTCGTCGACATCGCAGCAAGGGGTGGGCGGCAAGCGATTGCAGCACCGCGAGGCCGCGGCAAGAGTGAGATCGTCAAGGGCTTACTAGTCTACGCAGTGACGGCCAAGTTATCGCGGTTTATCTTGCCGATTGCTGCGACGACAGACTTGGCAAAAGCACTCTACCAGGACTTCCGCCGACGTATCGGGCTAAATGAATTGTTGATGGAAGACTTCCCGGAAATTTGCTGGCCGGTGCGATGCCTGGAGGGGGCACCGCAGCGAGCGGGTAAGCAACACATCGACGGCAAGCTGACCAAGATCGTCTGGACAGACGATTACATCAGCTTGCCGCATGTGCCGGGCTCGCCGTATGGCGGCGTCAAAATGTCTTACTACGGGCTCGACTCGGCGTTTCGTGGGGCGAACATCGACGGCGATCGACCTGATTTCGTTTTAATTGACGACCCAGAAACTGCCGAATCGGCTAGGTCGATTCCGCAGATTGAAACGCGTGAAAGTATCCTGGACCGTGACATCGCGGGCCTCGCATCGCAGACTGGACGAATGGGGATCGCGGTACTAACGACGGTTCAGAAGGTCTATTCGCTGTCGGCCAAGCTGACCGACCCAAAGATCAAGCCAGCGTGGAATGGCAAGCGGTTCGGGCTGATTGAAGCGTGGCCGGTCAACCTGGAACTGTGGGACGAGTACATCGCGGTTCGTCGGGCGAATCAGGAAGCGGGCGATACGTTCGCGATGGGGGCGACGGAGTTCTATATCGCTAACCGTGAAGCGATGGACGCGGGAGTTTCGATGGTGACGGATCACGTCAACGAACTGACTACCGACGACGGGCGGGCGTGCGTCCTATCGCCAATTCAGGAAGCCTACAACAAGATTGCGGACACCAGCCTGTCGGCGTTTAAAACGGAATACCAAAACGATCCAGACCCGGAAGAGCAACCGGAGACGACCGGCCTAACCGCTGGCAGGGTGGCAAGCAGAGTCAGTGGAATGAACCAAGGCGACTATCACACCGATACCGAGTTTGTTACGGTCGGGCTTGACGTCGGCAAGTACTATTCCCATTGGGTCAAGATCGGTTGGCACGGCAACGCAATCGGGCACATCGTTGATTATGGAGTTATGGAAACGCCGGGAATGATGGCGGCGACAAATGATAAAGCGGTGATGACCGCACTTATTCCTGCACTTGCCCAATGGCGTACCGACATTACCGCGGATGGCAAGCTAGATTTCTGCCTGATCGACTCAGGCGATTACACCGAAGCCATCTATGAGTTTGTTCGGCAGGTGGGCGGTACTCCATTCGCGGCTTCTAAGGGATGGGACCAGGGCAGGTTCCGATTGCCAAGCGAGGGACCTGGCAAGCGGCCGTTTATCGAAGCCTACGCGGCACACCAGCCAGCCGAAAGATTGTGGCTGTACAACGTCAACACAGAACACTGGAAGCAATGGACGCAAGAGCGTTTTGTTACCGCGACGTTCGACGACCAAAACCAGTTTAACGACGGCACTTTGTCGCTGTACGCTTCAACAGATCGCAAGCGGCACTTGTCATTCTCTCATCACATCGTGGCAGAAGAACGGCGGGAGACATTCGTGCCTGGTCGTGGTATGATTCGGAAATGGGTAGTGTTGTCGAAAAACAATCACTACCTAGATGCGGCGGCGCTAGCGTGTGCGGCGGCGGGCGTGTTAGGCGTCCGGATCTTGCCGAAGACGCAGGCGACGCCCGTATCGCAACAGTTGAGGCAACAGCAACCAGTACGGCGTCTGCTCAACAGCAGGGGCCAACCTTTTCTTGTGACGGAGCGTAGATAGATGGCGAAGCGTGGAAATCTTTTGAGCGTTGACGGCGAAGAACCGCAAGCCCCGCAGGTGGTCGAGTCGACGGCGATCGTCGAAGTGCCGCTAGGCGTTGTTTCGGGATCGGGATACGTGTCAAGGCGTGCCGACGTGAAGCTAAGCCGCGATCAGTGCTTAACACTTCGGGCACTACTCAGAGGCTTACAAGATCGCGGCGAACAATTGCAAAACGGGCGACCGGTTACAAATTGCACTTCGGCGGTGCAGTGGATGCTTGAAAAGATCGCATCCAGTGCCGATAAACCGTTTGTCGGATCTATCTAGCAATTCGCATTTCATGCCCTAGCATCAGGGCATGGTGATTGCGGACATCGAAGCCGATCTAATTGAGTACGCCGATTTCGAAGAGGTCGGCAGCGTCGCGCGGGCCAAGCTATTCATCACGGCGGCTAAGCGTTGGCTTATTCTCCGCCCGGAATCGGCAAGCAATCAATCTTCGTCTTTGTCAATCGGCAAGGACTCTGTTCAGGAGCTTATGCGGCGGGCCCAGGATTACGTCGCGGCTAACGGCACAACTTCGGGCGGTGGCCGAAATAGCGTGCGGTTCCTCAGTGCTACGAGGTTCCGCTAATGGGCAAGTACAAAGACGCTAGGGGCATCGCGGCTTCGTTCGATAAGATCCGGGCCGATTACGACATGAGCCGGGAGAACCGGTTCATCCGTCGCAGAACTGGCGTCAACCCGCAAGGCACCGGACCGAATTATCACTACCGGACCGAAGACAAGTACTACGCAGACATCGAGCAAGCCCGCGACATGGACCGCAACGACGGGCTAGTCGGCACGCTAGTTGATCGCCGTGTCGACAACATCGTCCAAAGCGGTTTCGTGCAGCATCCGGCAACCGGCGACAAAGGACTTGACCTGGAGTTGTACAACCGCTGGGAGTCGTTTTCGAACGACCCGGACCAATGCGACGTAGCCGGCGAATTGACCTGGAAGGAGATGGAGCGGCAAGCGTGCCGGTCAGAGTCGATCGACGGCGACATCGTTGTTCTCGGGACCGAGGATGGTTCTTTTCAACTTGTCGAAGCTCATTCAATCAAGACCAAGAGCCGCAAAGAAAACACCTTCCTCGGAATCACGACAGATCGATACGGCAAGCGAATTCAATACCACATTCTCGAAGAGCTTAACGAGTTCGGACTAAAAGGCGAATCGCGACCGGTTGATGTTCGCGATAGCGAGGGCTTGCGGCAAGTATTTCATGTCTACAACCCGAAGCGGGTTAGGCAGAACCGAGGCGTTACGCAACTCGCGCCAGTGTTTGCATACTCGGGAATGCTCGAAGACATCAACTTTGCGAAGCTTGTTCAACAACAGGTGGTTTCGTGCTTCGCGATCTTTCGCAAGATGGCTGCCGGGTCGCCTTCGCTTCCTTCTGTCGATGGCATGTTTGGCGATGCTTCAACGCAACCGACCGGAAGCGGTGTTAGGCAACTCGAAGGCATCCAACCCGGCATGATGATTGACGGCGTGCCCGGCGAAGAGTTGCAAGGATTTAGCCCAAGCGTACCCAACGCAGAGTATTTTGACCAAGTCAAACTTATCCTTCAGATCATCGGCGTTAACTTCGGTCTGCCGCTTTGCTTGGTCTTGATGGATGGCAGCGAAACAAACTTCAGCGGTTGGCGCGGTGCCGTAGATGAGGCCCGCAAAGGCTTTATCGCCGACCAGTTAAACTTAGTTCGCCGGTTACACTCGCCAGCTTGGCGGTGGTGGGTATCGCGTTTGCTCGATAACGAACCCGCAATGCGGAGAGCGTCAAAGCGGTCGGGCGTTGACATCTTCGGCCACGTTTGGAACTTGCCGACGTGGTCATATATCGAGCCGGTGGCGGACGCAGAGGGCGACGCAACGCAACTTCGTAACGCTCTAACAAGCCCGCGAAGGATGCACGCGGCCCGTGGCAAGGACTGGGAGACGATTGCGGAAGAGATCATCGACGATAACGTCTATGCGATTGAGCGAGCCAACAAAGCGGCGGCAAAGATTAACGCGACCAACCCGCTGGCACCGGTAACGTGGCGCGATCTTATACCGCTTGCGATGCCAGCCGGAACCACGATGGCGATGCAAGATCCGAACGCCGTTGCGGTGCAGGAGTCAGCGGCCGGAAGCGAAACCGAAGCGGCTACGCCGACCGGCGAGTTCGCTGGCATCACTCGCCAGCAATGGAACCGCAACCGGAAAGCCATCAAGGACGTGCTGGACGAGATGATTGCCGGCACGACAAGCGAAGCGGCTGCCCGTGTTTTTCTTGGTGGAATCGGACTTTCGCCGGCGTCGGTAGATGCATTGATCGCAGATGCAAAGGACGGAACGGTAGAAACGCCGGAGGTGATCGAAGGTGTCTAGAGTTATCAAGATCGATGGCGTAATCGGAACGAACCCCGGCGAAGTGTCGGCGTCCTTCATCACGTCGCAACTGCCAGAAAGTGGAACTGAGCCGATCGAAATCGAAATCCACTCCGAAGGCGGCAGTGTGATCGAAGGCTTCGCGGCCTACGATGCGATCGCGGCTTACCAGGGACCAAAAAAGGTTTCGGTCAAGTCGTCTGCGTTTTCGATTGCTTCGTTCATTGCGATGGCTGGCGACGAAATCGAGATCACGCCAAACGGCTACTTGATGATCCATCGGCCCTATCTTGGCACCGAAGGCGACGACGAAGAGCTAACAAACGAAGCCGAATTGCTTCGCGACATGCGTCAAAAAATGACCGCGGCCTATGCAAAGAAAAGCGGGCTAAGCGAAGAGGCAATCGGCGAAATGATGAAGCGAGACACGTATCTAATCTCCCT